TCCGGAGCCTCCCGCGATCACCGCTTGCGGCAGGGACACTCCAGCCGCCGCCTGAGAAAGATACGTCCAAGCGCCCCACGTACCTACGTAACCAGCAATCTGGCCCTGCTGCCACGGATCGGCATTGGCGATGAGGCTGCTCGCGTCATTAATGAAGACGCCGAGCACCAAATCGTTGACGTGTGTCGTGGTGACGGTATCGGTGATAATCTCAGCCCCGCCGGAGTTGGCTATACCGGGGCTGAGGGCGTCCACAATCGGTTCGGTTCCGTCGGAATCTGCAAAGTCAATGCCCCACCCGATGAAGAATTGATTGGTTGCGTTGCTCCAGTTACAGGATGCTTGGCCCGACGTAACCGAGATGAGACCCGCTCGAATTTTGAATATCCCGCTCGTACCCTGCTCGACAAAGCTCGTGCAACCTGACGTATTGGTGCCGTTCGTTATGGTAGAGCCATGGCCGAAGGACACGATTAGCAGATCGTTCGAGGCCGCCGGTATCTCCCACTGCCCGGGGGCTCCTACGCCACCGGTGCCCCACGTTCCGATTGGCATCAACACGTTGCCACTGGTCGCTGCACCGTGGGTCGTAAACCCCGCAGACCAGGTACGCGGCATCAGCGCGCCGGCCGCGTGCGCAAGGGACGCCCACAGGAGGAACGCAATTAGCGTAAAAAGCCGCTTCATTTACTACCGCGTGACCTGCACTGACCAGGTGACGTTCCCGCTCACCGTCCCCGGCGCGTCCAGCTCGCATTTCTCGCCGGCCGCCGACGCATGGCTGCCCGTCGTAGTCGAATAGCTCGCCGCACACGACGTGCTGACGGTCAGGGTCGCGAGCGTCGTGCCGCCGCATTTCAGCGTATAGGCGTCGCTTTCGCTCGGATTTGTCGAGCAGCTTACGAAGGCATTGGAAGCGTCGAAGGTCGCGGGCCATGTGACCGCGATTGGCACGGGCAGGTGGGACACCTGACTGGCGGAAACAGCGCCGAATGAGAAAACAACACCGGTGGTCGTACCGGATAACGCCCCAGTCGGCACGTTCGAGCATGTTGGGACCGCATGACCAGCGGAGATCGCCGTTACCACCTGGTTCGTGCAAGTACCGCCGGTTACATGGCCACCGCCACCCGGTGCCGAGAGGGACGCAATCTCACCCGGCGGAAACAGATCGAAAGTGTAGGTTCCACCGGTCGCATTCGTGGACAGGACCGTTCCGATGAGCTGCGTGGTGGTCGGCTGAGACGTTCCGCAATCATGCAGCTCACCCGCAGACGTAGTTGACGCACAAACGAAATCGCCGGACGTGGTTGCTCCGTCGAAAACCCCCGACGCGAACCCCGTCACTTGTACGGTGGCCGTGCCTGTCGTTCCGCATCCGGTTTTACAGATTCCAAGGATACCGCTGGTATCGGCAGTGCTGATGGTTACGGCCTGCCCAGAACCATTGTCCTTGATAAGTTTGCCGGTGGCCGTGCCGGTCACGCCGTCATTCGACCATAGCTCGTAAACCGACTTGGATTGCGTGGCGATATTGGCGTTCGAGGCCCCCGTAACATCGCCCGAAAGGGTGACGGTCCCTCCGGTCGATCCGCTAATCTCCGGCGAAAACAGATCAACGGTGTACGTCCCCTGGCTGATGTTCGTGCTAAGAACTCGGCCGATGACCTGCCCCGACGCGGGATACGTCGCGCCCGCATCGTGGCAGGCTCCCGCTGTCGTCGAACTGATCTGTACATAGTCGCCGGCCGTAGTCGCGCCGTCGAAAATGCAGGACGCGGTGCCCCCAAACTGGATCGTCGCGCTGCCGGTCGTCCCGCCATCCTGCGTCGTTATGCCGACTATCCCGCCCGTGTCAGTCGTAGCCGCTCGCACGGCTTTCGACGGAACGTCTGCCAACTTCGTCAGCGTATTGTTGACGGTCCCGACAGAGGAATCGTTTGCGACAATAATCGTGGGCGCGATGAACGAAACCGGCTGCCCATTGAGTTCGTAGCCCTTGAGCGAATTGATGAATCCGTCGAACGTGCCAGTGTTCGACAATCCAATGTTGATCCAATTGCCGCCAGGAATGGTCAGTTCGTTGCTGATGGTGAGGTTATTGAATTGGCAGTTGAGCCCCCACCCGCAGGCATCGCCTTGCGTCGCGCCTTGCCCGAGCTGCTGGAGCAGAAAGCCGTTCGCGTTGGTGTTGGCGGTCCAAGGCGAGGACTGCGCGAATGCGACTCGCGCCGCAATCAGCAGCGCGAAAATAAACAGCCCGACTCGCCTCAGCGCCATATCACGTCAACGGTGCAGGCTGTGTTGCCGCTTTCGAGAACGGCGGCCCAGCCGACTCCGAGGCCCGCATCCGCGCCGGACGCCGCGCTGCTCAGCGCATCGTGAAACGGAATCGCACTGTTTGGCGCCAACTCGTAAGTGTTGGACGGTGCGGCATTCGGGGGCGCGGCGGTGGTGTACGGAAAAATGAGGACCGGAACGGCGCTCGCCACCCGGTTCTTGATCCATAGCGCCGCAGCAACGAATCCCGGCGCCACGAGTGACACCGGAACCGTCGCCGAGTTCACGCTGACGGTCGCGACATTGACCGTAGGATTGTACGTCGCCATCTCAGTTCAGAACCTCCGCCTTTTTCTTCGGCTTCGGTGCCGGCGGCTCGAACAGCGTCTCGAACACGCCATGCGGCATGACAAGGCGTTCGCCAGCGACGCTCACGATCCAGTCGCCTTTGACAATCGGCACGTTGCCGCGCGCGGTCGCGCATCGGAAATCCATCGGCCCGAAAGCCCAAGCGCCGTCAGGGTAAGGCTTCGCCGGGTCGAATTGGACCGCCTCGACGAGCGGAACGCCTGTCTTTGTCTGATAGGTCGCCATCACATTCTCCGTCCGCGACCGCGATGCTTGCGCCGGAGTGCGATCTTCCTCATGTTTTCGGCGAACACCGCCCGCTTGCGCGTCTTCGGATTTCGCGAGTGTTCAGCCTTGCGGATCTTCTTCTCGGTGAGGTGGCCGCCCATCTGGCGCGTGAATGCGCCAACGGTGCCCTTGCGCTCCATACGCTCGCGCGCTTCCTGGAGAAACTTTCGCGTCCTCTTCTTGCGTGCCATTACATTCTCCTTCCCGACTTCGCGCGCTGCTTGTCGCGTTTGCGCTGGATGAACTTGCGCTCGAAACTCGTACGCAATTCGCGCGCGCCGGTCGTCCGCTTGCCTTCGCCGCCCACTCGCGCCCGCTTGCGCAGAATGAGGTCTTCGGCGCCCGTGTCAAAAGCCATAGGTCTTGCTCCTCGTTTTCCGTGATGCGCGCAAACGCTTCCCGCGCGAGCGAAGACTGCGAACCTTACCGATATTCGTAAGCTGATCGCGCAACTGTACCGAGCGCCGCGCCTGCCGCCTGCGCACGCGATCGAGCGCAACGTCTCGGATCCGCCCGCGTCTCATTTTCTGCGACTCCCGCGCGAAATGCCGCGTCCTTTGCGTACGCGCCGCCGAATGCTGATTTGACCGCTGCGCCGTTCGCGACGCAGTTTGCGGCCCTCTTTAGAGTTTGGGCCGAACTTCGCCATCAGAAACCGCCACTGGCGTCCAGTTACATCACTGTTGGGCATCGGCTGGCCCTTCCGCTTCGGCGCGCATCGCCGCGTTGAACGCCGCAACCGCGAATCGCGCCGCCGTCTGGGAATCCTTGCTGGCTAACGCCTTCTCGAATAGCGCCATCGCCGGACGCGAATGCGCGACGATCTGATAGCCCTCGATTCCAAGGAGGCCCGCGCCCGCAATCGTTGCTTCCTGGAAGCCGAATGCCTCGCCGCCCGCGATGAGCGCAGCACCCCATCGCAAATAATGCGCAAGCGGCGCGAGCACTGGCGATTCGAGATATTCCCTGACCCTGGCTGCGACTGCCGCCGCCTCATCGGGATGCGCGAGTAGTTCCTTGTGCTTCGCCAGTACCTCATCGGCGGTGCGCAACCATTGTTTCTTTGCGCCCGCCCCATACAGCTTGTTGAAGACCTCAGTATCGACGCCGCCGACAGTTTTCTTGAGGGCGCTCAGCCGGTCGGCCATGTTGTTCGCGCCTTCGGTTTCCGCCTTCTGGTAAAGACGCGCGGCGAATCCGCGGCGCAGCATTCCGAGCTGGCCGTTGACTTTCATTTGGTCGATGACTTCCGCGACGCGGCCGGTGTCGCCTTTCCCCGCTTTCAGAATGGCCTCAGCCGCCCCCGGCACCGTAAAAGCCTGACGCACGCCACGGAGAGGAAAGCGCGCAACTTGGCGAGCGTAATAGGTATCCAGCGCACGCCGCTGCGTTGCCGCCGTAGGCCCGATAACCCTATCAATGTCGTCTTCGGCGGATTTCTGAAGTTCCCCGAGCACCGAAAGCGCGATGCGGTCTTTCTTGGGATCCAGATTGCGGGCGAGCTTCCGCATCTGGCTCAGGATGAACTGTTCGCGCCGGACAGTCATCGGCGCGCTCTCGATCTGCTCTTGCAGGTACTTCCGCATCGGCTTGCCGACGAGTTTCAGCATCGGTCCACGCGCCGCGAATTTCTGCGCAAGGTCGTTCGCTGTGCGAACATGCGCGTACGGCGCAAGCAGCTTGTCGTACTCCGTCCCGAGATCGCGAAGTCCCCGCTCCGAAGTCTCCTCGTAAGGTTTCCGCAGCACACTTGCGGGCGCCTGCTCAAGCTGCTTGGCGACCCGAGGGGAAGTCCCAAAGGTTCCTTCAAGTGCCGCCTCGGCTGTCCGCGCCTCCTCGAGCGCGTCGCGGAAACTTTGACCAGTTGCGCGCATGATTGCGGCAGCCTTGCGGAATCGCGGAACAAGAGGCAGCAGACCCCCGACCGCAGAACCAACGCCACCTACTGCCGCCTCTTCGCCAACGCTGACAGGCGGCAGTCCGTAGGCTGCACGGATTTTGTTCTCAGCTTCGGCACCGGCCGCAGAGCCAAGCGCGCCGCCCGTGGTTGCGCCGACGTATTCCGGTACGCCCGTTTCGCCCGCACCAGGAATCGCGGCGCCACCTATCGCGCCAAGCGCCTCTCCGCCGAACTGCCCGACCGCAGGCAACCATCCGGCGAGACGCGCGCCCAACGGCTCCGGTTTTTCGGATGACGTAGGGACCGCCGCCGGTACGGTCGTTTTTGCGATAGGCCCGTGATAGGGAACGAACTTCCCGTCTTTGTCCTTGACGTATCCGACCGGCTCCGCCGCGTAGGCCGTTCCTTCGCCCATGAGGCCGCTGAGCACTTTCGGGAGCGTCAACACATTTGACGGCTGCGCCGCTTGGCTGACATCGGGCATCGCCTGACTGCGTATTAGCGACGGCATGTCGCCGCCGCCCAAAACCTTGTTTGCGTAGGCCTCCGATGCCGCCGGCACGTCGCCCTTCGCAACGTGAGTCGGGCCCGCATTGTAGGCTTCAAGCGCCAGCCGCGCGTCCCCCTTGAAGCGTTTGAATAGATCGCGAAGATAGGACTTTGCCACGCGCCGATTCGTCGCGGGGTCTGTCAACTGCTCCGGCATCACGCCGTACTGACGCGCAGTCTGCGGCATGATCTGGAACAGACCAATTTCGCCCTTACGGCCGCGAGCGAACGGATTGCCTGAGGCGTCCTCAAGCATCCCCATGCGGTTGAGAAGGGTGTCGAGATCGAAATTTGGCATCGCGCCCATCAGGGATTCGGCGCTCCGTAAATGGGCGTGCCGTCAGGGGTGTAGCCGATGATCGGCGGCTCACTCGACTCACTCAGACGACCGGCCCGCACGAGAGTCGCGCGGTCTTGGCGCATGATCTGCCGTGCGGTATCGACGGCGCTCTTGAGCGCGGGGAACGTCTGCGCGTTATTGAGCCGACTCACGATCAAGTTTAATTCAGAATTGTTGATGCGACCTGCACGCGCGAGCTCGCGCACATACGAAATGATGCCCGCTTTAGCGTGCTCGTATCCCGCATATCTGGGATCGACTTTCGCAAGGATGTACCGTTTCGCCGGATTGATCGCGATGTCGCGCGCGGTCTCCCCGATTCCGGTCGGCACTTTCTTGGGGAGGACCATTCCGCCTGCTTGAAGTAGCGTGTCGAGGTTCTTTTCGGCTGCAATCGAACTTGCGAACTGGTCGGCGTCCTTGTCCGTAAGAAGAATCCCGCCGCGCCTTGCTGCCTCGCCTACAGTCATCCTTGGATCGGGCCACGGCTTGCCGCCCGGCGTCAGCATCGTTCGCCCCGTCAACGCGCCGATGGGCGTATTCTCGAACTTCTGCGCGGGTGCCTGCTCGGCAAGCTTCTGTTTCAGCGCAGCGGCCTGCGCCATTTTGTAGTTGAACCAATCAAGCGCAGTCGCGTTAGGATAAGCTTTCTTGAACGCATCGAACTCCTGCTGTTCGACGCTCTGCTTGTTGGCCTGCTCCGGGAGTGCCGTCCCTTTAGGAAAGGCCTTAAATACGGTTTGGTCGCCAGTCGTTTCCAACTGACCAGGGACGCCGTTCTGCATGAAAACTTCACCATGCGTCAGTAGCTTCGGAAGCGCCGTCTTCTGCGCCCGTTTCCGCAGGACCGCCTCGTCGAGCTTCGGCTGAATCGCCAGAAACTCGTCGCTCGAATACCCCAGCATCCGGTTCACGTCGTCCGGCGTCAGGACGCCCTCATTGACGTATCCCTGAAGAATCCGTGGACGGTTCGCCTGCTCGAACTTTTCGCGCGCGCCCTTGTCGATGAAGCCCGCACCGGCGCTCGCAAGGCGCCCCAGCGGCGAGCGTCCGCCGAAAAGCGATCCGACGAGCCCGAGGATGTCCGCGCTGGTCGGCTCCTGAAACTGCGTGCTGTCGTCAGCCATTTCGCAGCCCTATCGGCGGAACGCCCATCGGCACGCCAGTAAGTCCTCGCTGATACGAGGACTGAATGATCGATTGGAGATTCGGCATTACGCCGGTCGGCGCGGTCGGCGCGGATTCTCCACTGCCGCCATGCCCGGCGAGTTGCTGAAGCAGTTGCGGCAGAAACGAACTGGGGCCGCCCCCGCCAGCCGCCGTTTCGCCGATCTGCGACGCAAGTGTATTCACGTCGCCCGGCGCGAGTGTCGCAAGGCTGTCGGCGCCCGTTTGCGCGAAGTCGCCAAGCGTCATCCCGGCCAGCGCGGGATTTGCTGCGCCCGCTGCCGCGCCAGCCGCGTCGGCCGCGCCGGCGGTCGCGCCGGTCCCCAACGATGCGAAAAGAGATGCTAGAAAGCTCATTAGAACAACGAGAATCCCGTCTGCGACGAACTGCCGCTGCTATTCTGGCCGATGAGCGCCGGTAGCCATGACGCCACCATGTTCTCCTCGCCCAGCCCTGCCATGAGCTGCCCAAGCCGCTGGTTGTACCGCGAGCTCAAGATGGCTTGCGCTTCCTGCTGCGGGATTCCAGCGGCCTGGAGCGCGTTTGCGAGGTTCGTGATGCCTTGGTTGAACTGCTGGCTGCCGACGCCGAAAAGCCCCTGGGCTCCTGTTTCTTGCGCTTGGATTCCCTGTTCGGCCAGCCGCAGCGCCATCTGCTCGCCAGCCATAGCCAGATTCTCGCCAAGCGCGCCGGAGTTCCCCAGCCCCGCCAGCGCCATCTGAGACTCGACGGTTGGCGCGGTGATGTCCTGAAAGATTTTTTCGCCATAGGGCACCGTGTAATTCGCGCCGGATGCGAGCTGCCCGTAGGCATTCGCGGCCGACTGCTCCGACGGATTCAGCGCAAATGGATTCTCGCCCAACCCGACGTACTGGTTGATGAGCGCCAACTGGTCGGGCGTCAACGGCGCAATCTTCTGGCGCGGGTAATCCTGAATGAACTGCCCCGGACTCGGCAGGCCATAAAGCGAGGCGAACTGGTTGCTCGCCATGCTCAACAGTCCTTCAAGGCCCGGTGGGACCGAGGGGCTGGTCGAACTCGAACTCGAACCGCCGCCGAAGCTCATTTCAGTTTCTCCTTGCCGCCAGCAGCGACGGCACGACAATTCGCCGGTCGGACGGCGCGGCCAGCTTCCCGGCCGAAGGCTGCTCGACCTCGAAATGCATCAAATGAAGCGCCTTTGGCTGCGTGAAGCCGAGCGGAGCCAAGTAGCGTGCCCACACTTCGGGGTCCGCCGGACCGACAAATTCCATGCTGCTGAGCGGCGCGACTGCCGGAATATAAGGCACGCGCCCACGGAGAGCGTTGATTTCGTCGATCCACGCGCGGAGCTCGCCAGCCCACGCGTGCCGGTCCTCGCCGACCAGTCCCTGCGCCTGAAACGCGAAAATCGTTATCGTGCCCAGTTGATACGAAAGCCACGAGCAAACGTGCGCCCGCACCGCGCCGTCGCCATCACCGAATAGCCAATAGCCGCTCGCGACCGGCGTCATTGCAAAGCGCTGGCGAAGTTCCGTCGCAAGAAGCGCTGGCTGATGCGGGACGCCGACCTCCTTCGCGTACTCAAGCACGCGCTTCTCAAAGGCCGGATATAGCCCCCAGCTTTCCAAGATGTCTCCGCGAATTCGCGTTATCATCGGATCGCCACCCAATCGACGCTGAGATTGCCTGCTGGCGGACTGCTCAGCGTGGCCGAAAACCCAGTGGTATTTTTCGCTACCGAAGAAAAAGTCCCCATCGGCGCTAGGATAAGTGCGTAAGTGTTGTCCGGCATCGGCGCCGTAAACGTCGCGCTCTCCGTGGCGGTGTTGGCGGGGTACGTCAACGTTCCGTACTGAACCTGGGAGATCCCGAGCGTCACGAATCGCGCCATCATCGCGCCCCAGTTGTTTTGGAGCACGAACCTGACCTGCTGAACGGCCTCGTAGGCGGCTTGGTCTTGCGGACGCGGCGGCGCCGGCAGCGGGAGCCCCAATGGCGCTTGAACGCCCATCATTCGACCCCTTCGCCCGTCAGGTTATAGACGCCCTTGTTCACGACGTTGACCTGGACGTAAGCCCCAATAAACGCAAGGCTCCCCGGCGACGTGCCGCTGAGCGCAACTTGAATCCAGTTGTAGAAAGTCGAGCCAGGGGCGTCCACGCCGGGCGCGGAAATTACTTGAAAATCGCTTTCTTTGTAGGACATCAGGTAGGCCGGACTGAGGTCTTCGATGTTCCCGATGGGCGTTCGCAGACCGTACACGCGAAACGTAAGGATGTCCTTCGCGCTCGACGGCTCTACGAAGGCCTCGACGGCTTGAATCTGCATCTTTTCAAGCGATGCGGTGCTCCGAGGCCCCCAGACTGCTGTAAATGGAATCTGCGCGCCGTTGTCTCCGGTGTCAGTGTCGTACTCGTAAAACTTGCCCACGCCATCGCCGACGAATGCGGTTGGCCGATAGGTCGAAGTCGCCCCACCGAACGGTCCGCTAAAGCCGCAAGTGAATGCTTGCTGGTATTTCGCCGGCGGCTCCCAGCGATTGAAATCAAGCGAATAATAGACCGCCTGATCGGGGTCGCTGCCGGTCGTCGGGAAATGGAATCGAGCGTGACGGCCGGACGGGGAATAGAACGCAAAGGACCGCCCGATGTTCGCAAAGTTGATGTTGTCGAGAACGTACGACTGGATCGGAATGCCGAAGTTCTGCGGGGCGAGCCCATTGAATGTCCAGATGCGGCCGTCATTACCGAGGAAGTAGTGCGTACCTTCGATTGCGACGATGGCGGCGGTGCTGGCCGGCCCGACGACACCCTCGCCCAACGCAAACTCTTGAAACGCGAAGGCGTTGGCGTCGTCGCCGACCTGGGCGTTCATCTGCCACAGATTCTGCTCCATGTAGATGTACGCGCTCAGGTTGCCGAGACGGGCCGCCGCCGCGATTCCGCTGCCAGGGTCAACGAGATCCGCGACTGCCTGCACCGGAAAACTTGTCGGGTTATTGAACGCCGACCAGCGCACGCGATTGGGATAGAACACGCCGCTCTCGGTCGTGCCGACGACCACAAGCCGGTTGGCGAGCACGAAAATGTCAATCGCGTTCTCGAAGGGCAATCCTCCGACCTGAGTGATGCTCGCGCTTCCCGGCGTCCATGAAATCAGGCCGTTTTGGCCGTCCACCGCATAGAGCGTATCGGTGCCATTGACAAAAATGACCGCGAACTCCGTGAAGTGGTCGGCCGACCCGCTGAGATTGCCGGATAGCTCCGTAATCGTGCCGGTCGCGCCGCCGCTATAGCTCCACCAACGATTCAGTCCCGCCACGACCGTCCGCACCGCGCCATTCACGCCAACCCAGCTAATCCCGCCTGTGAACCGTTGTCCGGCCTTGCTGTCCGCAAGCAACGAGTAGCCCGAGCGCACGCGAAGCATGTCGGTCTGGTCGCAGAAGACGTTGTACGACCCCGCCGCCAGCATTGCGGGGCTGAGCTTGTGGGCTGGCAGGTCGAAACGAGTGCCCTCGACCGGCGACACGATCTCGACGGTTTTGGTCCCGCGCGGCACTACTCAGCCTCTCCGGCGCCGTATAGGATTCGCTGGAGCGCCTGAAGCCACTTCGGCGTCTGGTCCTCAGTGATCTTCAATGACTGATTGACGCCAAGCTTCCGCAATGGGTCCAGCGTCTTCGTCAATGTCCCGTTATCCACAAGGTACTGACCATATCGGTTGTTCGCGAGCGGAGAACCGATCAACCGCAGGAGCGCCATCTGCGCAGCAACTCGCGCGGCTGTCGCCGGACCGAACACTACACCGGTCGCCAATCCCGTGACTGGATCGATGGTCGGTGCCTGCAACGCTTCCTCGTCGGCAGTCGGAATCCCCGGCGTTCCGGCCATCTTTTGAAGGTGTTCCATGATGTCCGCCAGCGGCATCACTGACCCCCTTGCGGCTGCGCTTCGAGGTACATCTGGCTCGAAAACTCAACCGCGCCGTTCGTACGCGTAAGCTGAAGTTGCAGGTAGTAGCGTCCTGTGTACGGAAACCAGCCGCTGCCGCTCGTGCAGTAGGCGTAATAGCCGTCGGGCGCGAACGTCAGGTCTTGGCTTTGGGTCGTGCCGTCCGGCCGCGTCAGCAGTAGCTTGATCTGGCTGTAGAGTGCGGTTGAAAAGAGCGACCGCGGTCCCGCCTTGTGCGCCGGCCAGACTCGAAGCAGATAGCCGACGCTATTCGCGATGACTCGCGGCTCCTGCGAATACACATAGCCATATTCGGCGGGGTTCAGATCGAGCGAGGTGTAAAGGTCGATAGTCTGATTGGGGATGTAACCGTTGTCCAGCCACAACGAAAGCGCGTGCGTGACGAGAGGCGTCTGAATGGTCGTGCCAGTCCAATCCGCGCCGGTTTGCAGCCCCGATGACACCACCGATATGTCGGCGAGCGCAATCGCGATTCCGCTGCCGTTGGTCGTCTGGAGCCGCGAAGTGTAGCCAGTTGGCACCGTCAGGCTCGCCCAGCCGGGCGTCGCTAGTACTGCCAGCTCGAAATCCGCCACGTTCGCAAAGAGGTCGGGCACGACCGCCGATGACACGGGATTGAACGGGCCTGCCGTCTCGGTTTGCTGCGACGCGCTGAACGACAGCGTTAGCGGCGGCAGATTCAGCAGCGAATGATTCCGGATGGCAACCGCCTGGCTGACATTCTCGTAAGCTGCGGTCAGCGCAACGCCCGCAATTGACCCCGGCGCGGCGCCGATGACGGCCGTTGGCGCGCTCAGCACCGGAAAGACGTAAGGCGGGTCGTCCGCCGGCGTCACGAAATGCGTAAACACCGCATACGAGATGCTGATCGGTGCGGGATTCTGTGCGCCCGCCAGTGTGGAATCGACCGTCGAGAAGGCATCAACCTGATTCCAGCCGGGCGACGACCAGATGCCGCCCGCGCTCGGTGCCGCGAACACCGCAATGAGAAAGTCGCCAACCTGCACGCCGGCGGGCTGGTCGATCTTCCAGAAATTTTGCGCCGTGTTAAAATCCGCCTCGACGGCGCTGCGGAACGCGATAGTCGCCATCAGAGAATCCGCGCGCCCGGCGGCCCTTCAAAGTCGATCTGTTGGATGATTTCGTAGCCGGGACGATAGTTCTGTCCCTGCTTTTGGCCCTGCCGTTCGATGTCGTCGTTGATCGCGCGCTGCCGCTCCTCCTGGTAACGCTTGTCGGCGGCCTGCGCGGCGTTCATCCAATTGGCGCTCCCCTGCGAAGCGTACAGCGCCAGATAGCACAAGCTGAGCGCCTTGTTTTCGAGGACACTGACGGGAATCTGCGGCCAATCGTTATCGGCGACGAGCGGCTTGAACCGCTCGCGATACTCGATCACGAAGGACTGCACGCCGCCGGGGCGCAACCAGAGCTCCAGCCTGACGTTGCCTTGGTTGTCATATCCGGCGATGGCCCATGCGACCGAAGGCGTTGATGTGCCAGCGAGCCGCGCGGGATCTAGTAGGTGCAGCATGAAGCGCGACACCGGCAGCACTGGCAGGATTTGCCGAACTAGGTAAACCTGCGCGCCGCCCGGAACGGAATAAAACTGCGGACGCAGATCGAAATTGACGTTGCTTTGCGACACGTCGCCCCACGGCTCGCTAAGCTCAAGCTCGGTCGGCGACACGAAACGCTCGACGTTGAGCGGCATATACTGCGAGCCCAGCATGACAACCCAGTTCTCAGGCGGGCAGTAGTCCGGCAGGCTGTCGGGCATCGGAAAATTCGTCTCGTAGCCAACGACGGTCTTCGAGCCGTTCGTCAGGCTGACGACGCCATTGACGTTATCGGGAATGCCCCAGATGACGCCGGTCTTGAACAGGGCCGACCACTGCCACGACTCGATTTCTTCCTCGAGCGCCTGGTTGACGAGCGTGCCGATGTCCGCGTCCGCAAGCTGCCCCATCGTGAGGACTTTGAGGCGATTTCGGACTTGCTTAAAGGTCGGCATTGTTCTCCCCTAGAACGGCACGCAAGTCGTGATTTCCGCGGGCGCTTGAGCCCCCACGCCGGGGTCGTACGCGCGAACCTGATTGCAAACCAGCCGAGAGACTGGCGACCCGAAGCACACGTGAAACTCGCGATGCGAAGACGGCGCGGCGGGCGCGAAGGAGCAATCGCGTCCGTCTGACATATCGCACGTTGCGCGAGAAACGCTTTCGTACTGAAGAGTCAGATAGTATTCGTCGGCCGCCCCCGCCGGCGTGAGATAGCCCGCACCGCGGCCTTGCACAAAGGTATTGCCACGCTGCCCGAGAATTTGGCCGTCGTAGGTGGCGTCGAACGTCAGCGTGAGGTCGTCGTTAACGACCAGACGCTCGACCTTGGAATGCTGCCCGATATACGGTGCTTCGGGGTACGAACGCTGTCCCCAGACTTGGCAAACAAGCCGAGTTGCCGCCGCAGCCGTCGGAGCGAGCCCGAGGACGAACGATAGGGCTAGCGCGACACGCCTCATCACGACGCCCCGTTCGGCACTCGGTAGCCCTGCACCTGCAGGTACAGCGCCTGCCCGGTCGTATTTGTCGTTCCTAAGTCCCACTTGTAGTACGGACCGCCGGAAATGTACGGCAGTTCGATCCACCCCGAAGTTCCGCCCGCATTCGCGTTCGAGATCGCGGCAACGCGAATGTTGAAGAATGCCGTCGAGGCGTTCAGCGTGCCGCTTACCAAGGCGATATAGACGCCCATGTCGCCGCCGGTCGTCCCCGGCGTCCAGAGCGTTGCGTAGAACAGTTCGTATTGCGTGGCCGTCGAGGGCACGAAGGATGCAATCGGGATGTTCGTCGAAGTCGTCGCGGAGCCGGCGTTCAGTAGCGTCTGGTTCTGCTGGTAGTACACCGTGTTGCCGCGAACGTACATTGACAGGAGATTGCCGGAGCCGTCCGTCAAAAACGTGCCGAGGTAGGCCCAAGCGGTGTAGTTCGTCGGCAGCGTCGGCCCGGTCGGCGGCGCCGCCAGGGACGCCAGCAGCGCGGCTGGCTGTCCGCTGCCCGTAATCGCGTACAGGTGAAAAAAGACGTTGTTCCCGAACGCCGCCGCCTGGTCGCGCCCATTCGCTTGCGAACCGGTTTGCGCGCCCACGACGAGGTCGTTTGCGCTGAACGAAGTAGTCAGCGTCGCGACCTTAGTGGTGGGATTGATCGTGATGACCCGGTCCGCCGTCACGTCAAATGTGGTCGTCGGATTCGTGCCATCGTTCGCGCCTTGCAGATTTACCGATCCGTAACTCAACGGCGGCGCGGCCCAAGACGTTACCCCCGAGCCATCAGTTTGAAGCATTTGGCCGGTGCTGCCGTTCGTCGTCGGAAATTCAAACGTGGGAGTCCCCGCCGCAGCGGGCACCGTCAAGGTCGCCTGCCCCGAGCTCGACCCGGGGAGCACGATCTTCGGCGTGTTCACTTGCGCTGAGGCCGTAATCGTCGTACCGGATATGCGTCCGGCGCTTATCTGTCCGGTCGTATTGATGGTCGGCGGCGCGGCCCCTGGCGCCACGGACCCGGTATCCTTGTAGGTCGCGGTCCCGACGGTCGCGAGCAACCCAAGCGACCCCGCAACCCGCCCGTACACGTTGTATCCGCCGTGGCACGCGGAACTCCCCGTCCACGTCAACGTGTTAAAGTTACTCGCCGAAAGGCTGGCCGCATTCGTGACCGTCTGGCTCGCTGACGGTACGGACTCCCCCTCGTCCCCGACGCAAGTGATCTCGTAGGTGTAGGTCGTGGTGCAGGTGCCCGTACACGTTCCGCCCGCCGAAAGCGCCGGCGCGGTCAACACGCTCAAATCGAGCTGGTTGATGTTGATTCCGCTCCAATTGTTGAAATTGAGCGTGTTCGTGATGGCGAGATTGCCGGGCGGCCCCGAGCTCACCAACCAATCGCCTAGCGTCGCGTCAACCAGCGTCGCTGCTGCGTTCTGGATATTCAGCGCGAAGCTTGAGCCGCCGTTAATCTTGTCCGAGCCCGCCGGCGTGATCGTGCAGGCGTTCGACGTGCTGTCGGTCTTAAAAACGTAAATAGTAACGCCCAGTCCGCCGGACGCCGGCAAATCGACCGCGATCGGTCCGGTGGCCGCGTTGCAATCGACGATGGCCGACGTGACCGCACAGGGCGAGGTCGTACAGGTCTGCGCCGTCAGATGCGTGCCGATGATGTGGAAAATCCCCGGCGACACCAAGCTTACGTCGCCGGTCGGTACCAACAGCGAATAGCTGAACTGAGTGTTGCCGAAAGGTATCGTCTCGTACGGCGGATTCGCCAGAGACGTAAGCGAGTTGAGAAGCTGATTGTTGGCTTGGTAGGTCGAAGTGCCGGTGGACGGTGGCGACTGCGCGCGCACGCCCCACGCCAGCAAGGCGAGCGCCAGAACCGTCGTCGCAATCAGGATGAGTTTTTTCATCGCTTTAAAAAAATGCCCCCAGGCCGGGAGGAACGTCAGCCTGGGGGCCGGTCGCGCCTGCCCCGTAAACACGACGCAAGGCGTTAGTGACCTGTAGCCGCAGCGCGACTACATCTCCCGCTTCTTGCCACGGTGACGACGCCGTTCGCCGTGATGACGACGGGCCTTATGACTCCTGCGCGCCATTTGCGACCTCCTTTTTCGGATTCTCGAATCTGACCATCTGCATCGAGCCGTCGACGCCGGTGATCAGAAATTCGCTCTTGGCCGTGTTCTGCTCGTCGATGTCCCAGCCCCACTCGTTCTTGCTGTTCCAGACGTGCGCGCCGAAGTGGTTGATCTCGACCGCGCGCGTCGCAAACACGCGGAGTCCGAGCGCGTGGCACTGCCGCGCGAAATTCCAGTCCTCGGGCTCGCAGCTCGGCTTCCACTCGCCATTTTCGTCGGCGTAAATCTCGTCGTTGATGTGGAAACAGACCTTCTCGACCCAAGGCTTTCGGAAATCCACGAGCATCAGTCCGGTATTCGTCAGGAGCTGGTCGCAAGTCCAGGTGGCGGGCAGCGTCTTAGCCTGCTTTTGCGTGATGCGGACCGGATGCCACTTGTTCGTGTCGAGCGCGGTCGAAGTCACGCCGCGGGCATCCTTGATTGGTACGATGGCCGAAAGCACATCGGCCTGCGCCTTCTCCATCTCGCCCAACATGATGTCGATCCAGGGTGGATCCATGTTTTCGGGCTTAATGTCGGCGTGCATCAGCAGGAAATGCGTCAGGCCGGCCTTACGCGCGTTCAGCGCCCAACACCAGCAGGTGTTAAACGACGCCGTAAGGATCGAGCCCGTCATCTCGAAGAACGCGACGCCCTTGAGCCGCTTCGACTGGCTGAGCTTGAGGAGCGCGCCGCCGCTGACGTGGCCCGGACCGTAGCTCGGCACCGCAATGCCGAGAACGACGTTTTTCTGATCGTCGTGCGCTTCTACCATCCGATCGCCATGAATTGCGCGGTGTACGCCGACAGGTTCGTGTTGTTAGCGACCTGCGGGAATGCCGCCCCGCTCGTATTGGAGCTGCCGAACGCGAGAATCGCGCCGTTCGCCGCACCGCCGGTAGCATTCGGATACGCGACCGACAGAACGTACGAGTTTGGCGTTCCGTTGACTGCGGTCGGCCCGATGTCGAGGTAGCTCAGTTCTTCGAGGCCAAATTGGCTGAGCGTGAAAGTGTCGCCGCCCGCCTGATAGTTGCTCGACATCGTGATCGTGCCGAACACGACCTTGCGCGAGCCGAAGTAATCAACCGGCTCGGTGGTATTCGAGACTGCGACTGTGATCGCGCCCACAACGACCCCCTTAGAAAATCAGCACGTCCACGCTGGTCGGCGCCGTCGAAACCCAGAGGTTGAAGTTCACCACTCCGTTGCTCTGGTTGATCGAGGCGTTGTCCGCATACGCAATGGCGCCCGAGGCGTTGTCGTACGGGAAGCACCAGATGTGCGACGGGGTCCATCCGCCATCCGGCGGAAAATCGCTGACGCTGATTGCGTTCGAGCCGTTCGCCAGTCCGGTGATGTTGTAGAGATACCCCACCACCGGGACCGAGTTCTTGAGCAAGGTTGCCGTGATTGCCATTGCGGATGCCTCGCGTTACGAAACGTTCTGGATAATGGCCTGGAATCGCGGGCCGGTTACGATGAGGTCGCCGTACACAATGAACTGGTCGATGTAGGCGTCCTGGTTGAAGACCGCGAATCCGTCTTTGCCGAGCGTCCGGCCACGACGAACGAAATCGTAGCCCTTCATGATCCAGAGCTGGATGAAGTCGGTGTTGAGCAGATAGACGGTGTTGGCCGGGCAGTAGTCATCGACCACGACCTCGGCGCCGTTGAACCGGATAGTGTCGAAGCCGATGTCGCGCACCGGACCGGGCTGGTTGCGCTCAGAAGGCTGCGAGCGCGCCCACCACTTCTGCCAGATATCCAGCGTCGTGATGATGAGGTCCGGCTTGATCTTGCCGAACGTCACGTTCGCCATCGCCTGGTTGACCATCGAGAAGGAAAATGGACCGCCCGTCGAATTGACGTAGGCCTTGATGGTGCTGCCGGGGTCGCCCGCTGTGCTGGACCGCGTGATGCCGCCGTAGGTGCCCGACGCCGACACGCCGTTGCCGAGCCCGTCGAAGTTCTTGCCGTTGTTTCCGGTGCCGTCGCCGAAGAACATGCTGTCGAGCTGGTCGGCCAACGACATCGCGGCGTTCTGCGCGAGCGCGCGATCATACTTGATGATCTGCGTGAGCGAACCGGCGTTTTTCGCGAGGTCAAGCGCGTCCACGTTGATCGGCGCGTAGGCCCGCTTCCACTGGAACACCATCGCGGTCAGGAAGTTGGTGAATCCGGTGTAGAAGGTGTCGCCCTTGCCGTAGGAGGCAGCCGGGAACTTGTTGTAGAGGATGTTCGCGCGGATGTACTCGCCGCCATCGAACACGACCGTCGGCTCGCCGGCCGCGCCGTAGTCCTCGTCGCGGAACCGAGAGTACAGCAACCCGATCAACGGAATACGACCGTAGATCGAGTCCACGACCTCGGGCAGAACCGCATCGAAGGTCGTCGCGAAGACGTCCGATATTGGAAAGTTGTAGGACGGTAGCGCCATCGTTCAGCTCGCTTTGTGTGGATTCGTTTGACAGATATCCGTCAAATTACGGGGATTGATTCCCAAATCCCCGGAAATTTCGCACCGAGCGCTTTGACTAGGCTCGCCACGCTGTCGGCCGGTTTCTGGGCCGTCAGCGGCAGCGTCCCGGCGCTGCGACCGTCGAGGAGGGCCTTCACGCGGCTCTCGTCGTTCTGCTGGGTCTTTTCGGCCAGCTTCGCGGCGACCTGGCGCTCGACTTCCTCGGCAAGGGTCGCCTCTTTGATTCTCGACTGAACCAGCCTGTCGAGAAGCTGATCGGCGGGCAGCTTGGCGAGGTCTGCGCCCTCCGCAATCACCTTGTCGAAATCGACGTTTGGATACTTCGACTTGAGATCGAGAACGTGCGCGAAAAGGTTCATCTGGTCGTGAAGCGCCTTCACCGACTGGTTGAAGCGCGCCTCGTAGCCCTTCGCGACATCTTCGATCTGCTTCTTGGTCAGGCCGGTGAGTTCGTCGCGCAGCTTGTCGCGTACCGGCGCAAAGATCGCCTCGTCGGGGTCGTCTGCCGCCGACTGCGCCGCCTTGTCGCGCCCGTTTTTGGCGAACCCCTCGTAGGCTTTCCAGTCGGCGTCGTTGAGAACTTTGAGTTCGCCCTTGGCGACCTTCTCGATGAGCGGCGCGTAGGTCTTACCCCACTTCACCAGCTCCTCGATCTCCTCGGGCTTGCCGTACTTGGAATAAGCCTCGAGCGTCTTGGCGCGAGGCTCGTACTCGCTGCGGAACTTCTCGAACTCGGTCTTGGTGTTGAGGTACTGCTTGGCAATCTCCTCGGGCGACTTGCCCTTGAGATCCTCCGGCATTACGAAATCGCCCTCGGCCATCGTTGCCTCCCTCTTCCTACTGAGCCTTGAACTCGCGGTGCGTTCGGCGGATCTTCGTGCGCTCGCCCTCGTTGGGCCGCATCCCGTCGGGATACTTGCGCGCCATCACGCCCTTGACCGCGAAGGTGCCAGCGCGACCCGTGATCCGGCGCTTGTTTCCGCCGCCTCGTCTCATTGCCATTAGAGAGCTCCTTCGCCCCGCCCGGTCGCCGAATACAGCTTTGCGAGCAGCGCGAGAAATCCAGGGTTTGCATCGCCAAGCAGCGCGGGCGTTCCGCCAGCGCCGCCAACCGGAAGGCCCGGTGCTCCGCGAGAAGCACCAAGCATCGAAAGAAGTCCCTGCGCCTGAGAGGGCGGCTTCTTGTCGCCGCTCTTTTCGGGCCGCAGGTCTTTTACCGCCTTCGCGAAATTGTGGAAGCCGAGGCCAGCCAGGAACAGCATGATGGCCTGCCCCATGCCGCCAGGCTTCTGCGGGGGACGCATCATCGCGAGCGCCGCAGAAGGGGGAGGAGCGGGCGTTGGGGGGGCGCCCGCTCCCATTGGAGGAATCCCGCTGGCCGGAGGCATCGCTGCCATGCCTCAAGCTTTGCGGGAGAAATCACTATCGCCGCAATAGCGAACTTGACAATCTTCGGTAAAACAACGTAATTACTTGCTCATGCGGGGAAGTCAACGACAGGAACGGTATCTGTCGGCAAAAGAGGTCGGCGCAATCATCGGCCTTAACGAGGATACTGTCTGCCGACTGCTGAAGTGCGGAAAGCTGAAGGGCGCGAAAATCGGGCGGTCGTGGAGAGTCAGGCCGAGCGACATCGACAGAATGTTCGAGCGGTAATTATTTCTTTTTCGACTTCTGGGCGCCCGGCGGCGGCAGCAATCCAAGTTGCTGACGCATCATCGCTTCTTCGGCTGCTTCTTTAGCGAGATCCTGCCAGTTCGAGAATCCGGCCTCTTCGAGCACCAGTCGAGAAGGAATCCATCCCAGTTCCGCGAGCTGCGCGAGTGTGCGACCGCGCGCTTCGCGAGCCGCCGCGAGCGACGACAATGGCGCGATCTTGAACTTGAACTCGCGCCACGCCCCGCGCAATGCCTGCTCGATAGCCACGCGAATCGTCCGCATGTTTGCTTCGCGGTCGTCTTTGAGTCGTGCCGCAACCGATTCGATCGCCGCCTTGCGAATTTCCCCGCGTAACTTTTCGGCCTCGAAGTGAAAGCTTGTGGCGCGTCCGTCGTTGCCGATGTACGGAATAAAACGGTCTGCACGATAGAACTGAAAAATGCGCGAGATGACTTTCGTGAAGACGCGCTCGAGGAACGATTCCAGCCGGCGCGCTTGCGCGTTCACGAGCGGATGGGAGCTCTGCTCAAGCCCGAACAGCAGCGACAGCGAACGCACTTCCGCCCGCCCCTGCCCGCGAATCGGCGAATCGCCGATCCCGATGGCGGAATCCATCAGTTGCTGCACGAGATTGATAAACGCGATACCGACCTGCACCGGATTTTCGGCGGGAATGCGCGAGACTTCGAGGCCGCGCATCTTGCTGATGATGGCGTCGCCGAAATCCTTGAGACGTTCGAGCACTTGCGGCGGAAGCGCGCCCGTGTCGGCCACGACGAACGGAATGTTCTTGACGAGATAGCGCATCATCATGTGGCCGGCGCGGTTTAGGGCTTCTTCGAGGCGCCGCACGTCCTCGACCTCCGACGAGCCCCAAGGCGAGTCGATGTCGGGACGATTGTCGTACATCTCGAAGGCCCACAGCCCGTCAAAGTAGGGGTTCCGCGACTCTTCGGGCGCCGGATTCATTATCGTCGCTTTGTTGCCGCTACCGACGATGTAGAGCACCCGACCATCGGGATAAAGCGGTTCGCCATCCTGGTGTGCCGGGTCCGCAAACCAGAACTCGCGAAACCGAACGTAGGGAATGGGGCTGACCGCGCCCGGCTCGCCGCTGCCGCCGCGCATGCCGGCAAGATAGTAGTTGAGCGGGCTGCGGATGGTCCGCGACGACCAGCGGCGTCCCTGCGAGGCTTCCTGCTCCGGCAGTGACGGCGGCGGCGCGCTGAAATCCTGGACGTCGCGATAGGTGCGCGGAAAATTCTCCGCGACCCAGCTGAACGGCACGACCGACTCGTGAATAATTACGAGACTTTTGTCGATACCGTAGGCGCGCAGCGTGTAGGGGTCGAGCGCGATCGCGCGCGGGTCTATCTCGCCAACGGCAATGTCGCCCAATCCGTGAAGCGCGGAGCGGTCCCAGACGATTTTGAAAAACGCGCAGCCGAACGGACGCACGAACGCCGAAAGCTGCTCAAGCTTCATCTGGACGTTCCAAGCGTCCCAGCCCGCATGAATCGTGCGCTGGAGAAGTTCGGCGGTCTGCGCGAGGCCGTTGCGCAGCGGCAGCACGTTCATCTCGGGCTTGGCCGCCGTCATCATCGCGGCTTTGCGGTCGAGTTTCGCGCGCGCCAGATTCGTTTTGAAGAACGGATTGCCTTCTTTCTTCGTGTCCCAGTTGTTACCGCGGTAGATTTCGGCGTCGCGCGACCAGCCCTGCGTCCAACGGTCCTTGTAGGAGATCGCGGCGGCGTGCAGGTTCTCGCAGAACTTCAGGAGGGCGGCATAGTCCTGCGGAACGTAAGAGCTGCGGGTGACTTCGCGCTGGGCGGCCATTTTTTTATTGTGTCAGCGACAACAAGGTGCGATAGGGCCCCGTCGTACTCATCAACGTATGATTGTTGCGGTCGGCGTCCCTGCGTCGCGTCCGCCGGTCGTCGGCTGCGGCGCCTGCGGCGGCTCCTGCCCATTCAATTCCTCGAACCATTCCTCGGCGGTCTTGAAGAATCCCTCGGGATACTCCGTCGCCTGCTTCGGAGCGGTCGGCGGGAAATGTTTGCTCGCGCAATCGTTCGAGCAACACACTTGACCGGGGTACGCGCGCCGGAAAATCTGCGGGCGCCCGTCGGCGTGCGGAACCGGACATCGCCCGTGCATGACCGCGAGCGGATCGGCGGCCGTTTTCTCGCCCGGCTGCCCCACGTCGTATCCATTGATGAGCTGAAGTTGAAGGCCGTTATCGAGAATGATCGCGATGTACTTGAGAACGCGTTGGCCCGGCCCCATGCCGTGTTCTGCCGCGCAAGCTTCGTCGCGCTCGCGCCAAGCGGGTTCGGCCGCGTAGATATGCTCCAGCAGCTTTTTGGCGGCTGCGTCGAGATCGGAGTCCTTTGCGGGCGCAGCCTCGGCGGCGGCGACTTCCGCCTCGGTCGGCGGCGACGCAGCGGTCTTCTGCCTGTTGGCCGCTACGATGTCGGGGTCGAACTTGAATTTGTTTGACATTTTTCCGTCAATCCCATCCTTTCAGCGAGCCCACCGCCGCGCTCAAGCCGTCGTGCTCGCCGCTTCCTGGCTCGAAATTATCAACCGCCCAGTCTCCCTGCGCAATGGCTCTCGCGACTTCCAGCTCTCGCAACCGTCGCTGCTCCGTCGGATCGGCTCGCTGCTGTTTCGCCTGCGGAAGATTATCTCCAAAGTCTTCATCGTCCGCCGCCACCAGCGCGAAATTCCACGCCATTACTGCGTCGTCGTCGCCAGTCTCAGCGTAATACTGGTCCTGAATGAAGCCCGGCGCAACGACGAAATCGCGAAGCTCGTCCAGCAGCACCTGCGAGCGGATTATTACGCCGTCGTGGTTGAGCAGCGACCGGCTGACTCCGATGAGGTATCGCTTGGACTCGTTCGACGTTTTCCAGCCGGTCAGATTCGTAATTTTCGGGGCGATGCGCTCGCGATTCTTCCAGAAATACAGGTTCGGATATCCGTTCTTCTTGAGTCGCGCGTCTGTGTTGTAGCCCGGTCCGGTCAGCTCCGTGTTGATCTGCGCCTCGTTGTAGTACATGCCGAGCGAGAACATCAGCCAGCCGAGGTCGTCGGGATCGACGAGAATGTGGGCTTCTGCGACCTGCTCGCGCGTTTCGCCATCAATAACCTCGCCGACCGACCAGTTGCGTCCCTCGATGCCGAGGCTCACGTCGATGCCCAGATAGTACCGCCGACCGGGCTGCGGCTCCTTCCAGATCGCGATGTACTCTTTACCGGCGGCGATTTCGGTATCGGTGCGCAGCGCATTAAACAACTGCGGCTTGATGACATTCCCGGCGTGCGACGGCTTCAATTCGGCGTACCATTTCGGCGGCCGGACGTTCGCCTCCTGGCGTTCGAGCGCGTCGAGCGGATACACGTTCACGTCCATCCGCACCCAGGCGTCTTCGTAGCGGTGTGGATACTCTTGTGCGAATAGCCGCTCGCCATCGGCGCGGTCCGCGATGGTGATGCGGCGCCACTTCAACTGCTCAAACGTCAGTTCCCACGGCGGCAGCCCCCCGTCGCATTGCTTCGTGCCTTGCGCCGCAAGCTTGATGAGCGCGCGTTCCTCGGCATTCGGCCTGAACTTCTCACCCTTGTCGAGCACGACCGAATACGTCGGATCATACCACCACGGCACGAACAGAAAAAAATACGATGTTTTACCGCTGCGCGCCGCGTCGCATTTTTCGCGAAAGTAATTGCCGCGATAGAACGCCGTCGATTCGTCGAGATGAATCGTGCCTGGTTCAAGATGAAGCGCCGGCAGCAAGGTGTTTTCCAGCATCGTGCAGGCGTTTTCCGGCCATTTCGACGTTTCGCTCGTGTGCAACCCTTGGAGCGTCGCCGCCGTGCCGGTTACTTCCTTCGCGACCGCGAACGTCATGCGCGAGTTGTTCCCGGGATCGATATGACGACTTTTGGGGTTCGGATTCTCGAAAACGAGCTCCGACTTTGAGGCGTATCGCGTCAGCGGCTTGTAGTCCGGTCGAAGATTGTCGTAGGCGAAGCGCGCGATGTTGAAGATCAGCTCGGTCGTCGGCTTGTCGTTCGCGATGAGCAGCGAGTTGAAGTTGCGCGTCAGCACCGCGCCCTGAAGCATCCGATTTTCCGAGTACGTCGAAAGTCCCTGCTGACGGGCCTTGACGCAGCGCCCGCGAACCCAGCCGCGCGTCCGTGCCTGCTCCTCGATCTTTTTGTGGAATGCGAGCTGCGCCGGCCGCTGCGTGATATCGAGCGAACAAATGTCGCCGGGTCGTTTGCCGCGGATGCGGATTTGCTCACGCGCGAACGCCTCGAAATTGCGCCGATAGAACTCCTTGCGGAGCGCGACTTGAAGCAGGCGCTGCTGCTCAGCTTGCGCTCGATTCGCCGTTCGCATTTTCTGCTGCTGCCGCCGCTACCGTCGCCGTTGCGCTGGCCGCTTCTTCGGCTTCCCGCGCCGCCCGCTTGGCCTCCATCGCGGCGTGCGCCTTTTCCAGATTCTTGAGGGCGACCCCCCTCATTTTCTTGTGCCGGTCGAGCGTCCGCAGCTCCCGCAACAGCAGAAACTCGATGTATTCGTGGGTGCTCAGGTGTCGCTCCGCCGCAAGCTGGCGGACTTGCAGATGCTGCTCCGGCGTAAGCCAGACCGAATGGTTGACACGCGTGACCGTCACCTTCGTCCCGTAGGACTGCTGCTTCATGCTTTCGAGCCTGCCGCGCGTGAGATACATCAGAATCGCCTCCAGCGATGTTCGCGCATGTCGAGAACCGGACGCCGCGCGTCCCACGGACGACGCCGGCGGCGCGAAGCCGGATTATTCATCCGCAAACGCTGCATCTGCATGAAGCGGCGCTGCTCAGGCGTTACCGCCATTCAGTTGCTCCATGATTGCCGCCACTTCGTCCGTCGTCGGCGCGGGCTCGCGGAACGTGCCGCGTGCCATTCCGGCCACATCATGCGGAAATTCCACGGCGGGCTGCTCGCGCGATTGCGGCGGCGGCGGAGTCGCGAAGGTCGCCGGCTTCCCAGGCATCATCTCCGCCGCAGCGGGCGCGAGCACGCGATTGAGTGCGCGCAGCGCTGGCCACAACCGCATCAGGTCGCTCAACGCCTGTGCCTGCCGTTGCACCCAGTACGCGATGTACGCGAGTTCCGCGACCGCAGCCACTGCGATGACCAAAATCAGTAAGCTAAGATTCGACATCCGCCGTCCCTCCGTTTTTCATCTGCCGCTCCAGTTCCTCGTCGCTCAGCGTCGATACGTCTTTCACGGGAAACGCCTGTCCCGGTATCACCGCCGTCGGCGTCGGCGCCGGCTGCTCCGCCGCATACTTCAGCAGCCGCGTATAAATTTCCACCGCCTCCTCAAGCCGCCCCTCTTGGACGTAATATACCGCGAATCGCTCCAGCGCCCTCGCGTACCGCCCGCGCTGCTCCCCGAGCCATTCCGGCGGCACCCGCGCCCGCAGCGTCGGCAGCCGCAACTTTTTGGGAACCGGCAGTCCGCCCTGTCCGTCACCGTCCACGATGCCGTTCAAATCCTCCGCGAGTCGCGCACGCCGCAGCAGCTCGTCCTGGATCGCCACGACGGGAATCTCCACCATTCTGCCGCCCAAGCCGCCCGGATCCTCGTCCGGCTGCGGCTCCGTGCCTTTCAGGATGTCGCTGAACGCGCTCGGCTCCCCCTGCGGCCAGTCGCTCACTTGCCCGAGCTGGCCGTTGACCCATTTCAGTCGCTCCCACAGCTCGCGCCGAACCAACAAAACCAATTCCCGCCGAAGCGCCTTCTCGCGTCGGCCGGCCGAATCCAACGTCGCGCGCGCCTTTTCGAGACGCCGCACGCCATCCGCATCCAACGCGAAAACGTCCCGTTCCAATTCGGGAATCTCGGCCCGCGCGCGCTCCGCGCGCTCCTGCTCGCGCCGTATCCCCTTCGCGATGATGCGACGCTTCTTCTCGAACGTCCGGTCGCTCGGCGTGCCCCCGTGCCAGTCGATCGCGCGCGCCCGCTGTCGCGCCTCCAGTCCCACCATTGCGCGCATCCACACCATCCGGTCCGCATACAGCACCGCGCGTATCTGCTCGGACGTCGGCAATTCCATTCACTTCGACGGCCCCCGAAAGTCCCTCACAGCCCAAATGCTGTCCGGCAGCCGCTCCCATTCCCCCACCGCCTCCGCCAGCGCCCGCCGCACGCTCTCGTACCCCTCGTCATGCCCCGCCAACACCCCGCCGCGCGCCACCCGCGCCCCATACCCTCTCACATCCGCCAATACCGCCTCGTATGAATGATCCGCATCAATAAACACCAAATCGAAAAACGGCAGCCCCCGCCTCGCCGCCTCCACCGACCGACACGGATGCACCACCAGCCGATCCAAAATCCCAAACCGCCCCACCGCCGCCAAAAACCCCGGAAACTCCGCCGGCGGCCCGTCCCCGCTCAGCAAATCCCCAAACGTGTCTACCACATGCACCGTCAGCCTCCGCGCCCGCACAATGTCCGCCACGCTACACAGACTCCGCCCTCGCCACGCCCCAACCTCACACGCCACCCCGCCCTCGGGCACCCCACCATACAACCCCCGATAACTCTCAATATCCCCGCCCGAAAAGTTACCCCTGCGGCAATTCCATCTCAGTTTTCCCGATTCTCCCCGTTGACCATCTTCCGTAAAATCCCTATACACCCACACCGCACCAAAAACTAGCCAGCGGCCACGCAGCTCGCGCGAAACGAACCCCCCCCC